ATTAAACATTGAAATACACACTAACAATATGGTTAAGAACACAAAAGGCGGGACTGGAACAAAGGCATTGGCTCGTAAACATCAAAATAATTCTGGCTCTGGCAAAATTAGGCTACCCGACTGTGATTTGGAAATTTTCGCATATGTTGCAAAAATGTATGGCAATGGCATGTGTGAAATTATCACGAATAACAATGACAAATTGATTGGTCATATTAGGAATAAATTCAGGGGGAGACAGAAACGACACAATACCATCATACCCAATATGATCGTATTGGTGGGATTGAGGGAATGGGAATCGACATATAAAAATTGTGATATATTATGCATTTATGATGACGCGCAGGTTCAAGAAATATCCAATATGCCGGCTTTTGATATTTCGAATTTAATTCACAATACTCAACATGATTCATTCAATACACATCACAATTATCAAACTTACAACAATTCTATCGTTTTCAATCTACACTGCGAGAAAGACGATAACTACCAACACAACGAAGAATACGAAAACAACGAAGAATACCAACAATTATTATCTGATATTTAAATGAGGCATCGATTTCACTCTACAAATTATACACTTCCACACATTGGCGCGACAACACTTTCACATCGTGCGTTATTAACAACGTTTCCATTTTTTCAGACTTCAACATATACAATACTATATCCATTGTTTTTTCATCTAATCCTACACTTGGTTCATCCATAATTAGAGTTGCATTGTTCTGACTACTTTTTAAAACTCCACGAATGATCATCGTCATCTTTTGCATTCCCCCAGATAAGTTTGTACCATTTACCCCAGCAGACGCATATATACCGTCAGGTATTTCGGAAAAGACAGAGTCTAAATTATATTTTTGAACAAACTGAATCACGGTTTCTTCGTCTAGATCTGTGCCATACATCATATTGTATAGAATCGTCTCGTTAAATAAATGCGTATCTTGATTGATATATACAAACTGATTTCGGAGATAAGTGGGGTCAAAATCTTTTATATTGATTCCATCTATAAAAATATCACCTTTTTCTGGAGTATACAATCCAATTAACATTTTCATAAGTGTACTTTTACCAGTACCCGATCGTCCAGTTATGCCAACATTAGAACTCCCTGAAATCATTAAGTTATAATCTTTAAACAACCATTTGTCTTCATTTTTATCATGGCGATAACTAACATTTTTGAATTCGATAACTTTGTCAGTTATACCGTCCTTTCGGTTTCCTATATTTGATGAATTATTCAAGTCGGCAATAAAATGTTTGGAAGCATTGATAATTCCTAATTTGTATGCGATATTATTAACAAATCCACTATTCGCATAAAAGAAATAGTTCATATATTGCCCCATAACGAGTATCCCAATAATGGCAGACGAATTCGTTATTTTCTTTTGACGAAGCATTTTATATAAAACGTATAACCCTGATGAAAACGACAGAACCGTTGCAAGTTGCGTGAGTAATATAACAACGTTCTCAATAAAACTAATATGTTTGAGTTTATTGGCACTTATATATTCTATACGTTTGTTTGTGTCAATTTCAGCATCGATCTCATTATTGATGTAAATATTCATTAAATTATTGAGTGAATCTTGCACTTTCTCACTTATATTTTTATGGAAATGCAATTCTCTCTCTTGTATTTTATCAATCAATTCTATTGTACCAAAGTATTGAATAATAGCACTAATGATAAAACCCGTGAATAAAGTAATTCCAAGAGTTAGATTCGTAAACATTAAAAATCCGATGATAATGAGAGAAATGGATACTTCGGGTATAAACCGACTTAATGAATATTGAAACATATCCTTGAAATTTCTACATAATTCGAAAATACGTGATAAATATTCACCGGTCTTGATTTGTTTGAAATTTCCAGAAACACTATGTAATGTTTTTTCATAGATAGTACTACGTACATGGGAGAGATAGTCAGGGATCAGTTTACCCTCTACATGATGTTTCAATCCATATACAATTGCGATAATCATCCACGTAATTGCTAACAATGACATTAATCCAGGTACATTCCCTAGTTTGATATTTTCAAAAAAACCAGTATCTATCTTTCCTAAATTTCCAGACGACAATTGATCGAAAATTTTCCCAGTTATGCTTGGAATAGCAAGACCTTCCAATGGAAAGAAGATAAGAACTATAATGCTATATACTATAAAAGTTTTGGCATTCTCTTTCAAAAAGGGAGCAACTAATGTTTCGTAGATCATTTATACTATAACGAGAGAAAGTAATGCAAAAAATTGACGAGATGATATTGGTATATGTATTTATTCAAACAACTATTTATAATGAACAATCCATGCAGTGAATGCCTTGAAGATATCGGTCATATCATCTGCACGTCTCAATGTGGACATAGTTTTTGTGTAGATTGTATCGTAAATTTAGTACACGGTACATGTATTTGTCCAAAATGTCCAGATCGTCTGTATGATGATACACTCAATATTGCTTCTGAAGATGATTCAGACGGTCTAACTAACGTCGGATGCGTTGATGACATAGTAGATCGATTTCACGATAATGAGATAAACATCACCGATGTAGTTTCTTATTATGAAAACCGATATAACAGCAAACGTGATTGGCGATATAGACCATCAAGAAGCGATATGGAGATATATCATATAGAAAGGATAGACCAACTAATACTCAATATTATCCACGATGTAGACCGCGAACATAACGAATCGTTATTATTTGAACAGGAAGACGTTCGTCTTGCGAATTAACAAAATAAAATATAAACAGTATTGTATTTTGTATTACACATTCTGACATTTAAGTTCGCACAGCCATATCAAAAATGTAAATCAATAAATAGAGAGTTTCGCCCTACGATTGCCTAATTTCATATACTGCTTTTACCGAAGTAATACAGTAAATGTATTTACACATGCTAATATATTCATTGTATTTTTTTTATAATTCAGGATAACTTGCTTGCATAAGAACCCCGCATTGTCCAGAACCGTTATTAAATTCAGATCCTTTTCCTAATCTGATATAGCCATTGTCGCCCCATGTTGTTCCCCATGAGTTCTTCACCATATAATAATCCTGTCCAGAAAGGGATCCATACCCAACAACAAGTACACCATGATCGAGCTTTGCTCCACATGTTCCAGTAAATACACCCGCGCTGTATAATTGAAAATCACGTTGATCTGCTTCAATCGCAACAGAGACAGGTTGTTTTGAAACAGCATCCATCATAGCAGAATCGGATTTGGCTGGAACATCAAAGAATTTAACAACCTCACTATTTTTAACAACATCGCATGATGTTTCGCATGTACCTGCAGTTTTAGTGGTTCCAGAAGTATAAGGATAGTCAGACTCAGTACAGAGGCCACCATTCTTTTCAATCCAAGCGAAAGCATTGTCCATAAGACCTCCATTGCAACCGTGATCCTTACCGCCATTTGCACGAATATCACAATCAACTAACTGTTGTTCAGAGAAAGAAGGTAATGTGCCATACTTTACAAAATAAGCACCCTCAAGTGCACCGGTTGTTGAAAAGCTCCAACAAGAACCACATTGTCCTTGGTTCTTTACATCTGTTACCGCACCAGATTTCACCCAATCAACTGACTCTGGAGCAGTATCTGCACCGAATGTAAACCCGTCTGTAAGACAATCGCTAACACAACGAATCGTATTCATCCTAACAGATTTGTCATAGTGATCTACACATCCCTTTAAACAGCGTACTTCGTCTAAGCGATGTTTGATATTTTCAATAGAATGACCGAATACACGATCATTTTCTTCAGTATATCCGAGAAATTTGCTAAAATCCTCGGATGTCAAACCGGATAAATGATTATGACCAAGAGTATAAGTAAGATTCTTAGCATTTATCTCGGTTATATATTTATCATTGGATATCCATGCTCCTAACATATGCTCACGATGACTATCATCATGAACGTGAATATCGAATTTGGCGAGCCACTTTTCAAAGCGGGCATTAGTAATTGCATTTGTGCTGCCAATGAACGCAGCTAACATTAAAACAACGAGTGGATTAAAAAACATCTTATATGTTATTTATATACTATAGCTAGATTTTCTTATACCATTTACGAAATAAATAACTGTAAGTATGGAAATTGGGCGATAGATATCACTACACAACCATATGTAATCGAACTTTTCTAACTACGGTATCCGCATCATGAAACATGAATATTTGAAATTGATGCACTGTGTATTCTGCATATTCTTCGACAATATAGATTGGCGACATAAGCTTGATAGATTGTAAATAGACAATATATTTGAACATGCCATTCGCGGTTTCCTGTTTGCCAAAAAGGATGCCTTCGTGGTTATTGTCAATGATAGACGGATTAAATGTGCATTCATGTAGCAGTCGACTTTCTGTTTGAATTTTACGAATTGCCTTCATATCTGTATTCAATACGTCGATTTTCGTTTTCCACTTATCTAAGAATGAGACTGCTTCTGTACTGATTGATGAAACCATCATAGAAGATCGAGTTAGTATAATTTGATTCATTACATCTACCATTCGTCGAATTGGACTGGTTATGTGTATATAGGGTTGTTTTTTCATCAATGCCGAGTTATCCATTTCCCGAAATGATTTCATGTCAATCATATTATGTAATATTGTGTCGGTATCCTCTGAATACAATGCATATTGACAATGCATATTGTTCCATGAACGTATAATTCGGTTTGTTTCTTCATCCATTGCAGTGTCGGTCAAAACCCTGTTTTCGGGCGAAGTATATTGAACCGCTCGATAAATACCATCTTTATTTTGCAACATATGCTCCCCTGATAATGTGTTCATTTTAATCATCCAATATTCTACGAGAGTATGACTATCGTGAATACTATTGTCCATTTTTTTTGTAAGTGTGAGAATAGACCGATATATGTTGTCCTTTTTCATACATGGTTCCTCGTAAACATAATTCTTTCTCACCTGGATCAATGAATTTGAAAATAAAATAGATTCTGTATCAATCACTCCATCCATATCAATATGAATATCCATAGTAAATGCTAACCTGGGTCTGTCTTCAGTCAAACTACATAAATCATCAGATAGTCTGTTTGGCAACATGGAACGCTTACTCGTTGGTAGATAGATAGTGGATACTCGTTCGCTGAGAATATTCCACAATTTGAAATGTTCCATAAATAAGAATACGTTCGCTATATAGATAGAAACGGTCCATCCAATCTGTTCCAATTGAATATTATAACGTGCTTCAATGCCAAATGCATCATCAAAATCTCGACTACCTTTCGGATCAATTGAAATGATATTTATCCCTCTTCTATCTGCAATCCTATATTGTGGGTTGTTGTGTGCTATTTCAATAATATCGTCATCTCCTTTTCCTGAAAATAATTGACGAACGACAGACGTGAATGTTGAAATCGGTTTATATAAGGTATAACAATGTATTCTATAATCATAATAGGCGTCTAGATTAGATACATCACCCAATGTCTCTGTTATAATCCCACGAGGGTGTTTATGATTCCAGTGATCATACTGAATTAGAACATATTTATTTTGTTGAATTTTCTCAAAACCAATTTGTATGTTATAAGGTACCAAAAACGCAGGTAGAGATTTGTTATCTGGTATGCATCGATATAATAGTCGTTTTTTATTCTCAGTACGACCGTATGTACGATTGTCCTGTAGTAATAACACACCAGCGATCGTCGACTTGTTCCGAACGATCGAATAGTTGAGAGAGAGATCACCATTCTCGTAAAGATACGTGTCTAGATGAAACATTTTATGGTCGAGTGGTAAAATATCGATGATTGCCGGATTGATTTTATCATCAGTCAGTGATTTATATTCCCACTCACTGTAATCCCGATTGTGTATATGAATTTCAAACTTACTCATGTCTTTTATTCTAATGCTATATGTTATATAATTCGGGAACATATATTTGTTCAATTTTACAAAATTGAATAAATAACCCATAGATGAAATGAATAAATATGAACTAAAAGAATACTATTATGTCTGTGAAAAACGACAATAAGTACAACATTCGCGATAAATATGGGTGTATAACGTCCCAGAACAATGCATACAAAATCCACACGAATGAACAACTAAATTCCGATGAACCTGGTATTATATACGCAAAGAAGGGAATACCTATTCAATATTCATTTTTAGAACTAAGTCCAACACATTCCTCTCCGAAAGGATATGATTGTTATCGATATACTGGTATATGGAATAGAAAAAGCAATGATTGTTTGGATTTCGCAGAAAGCCTGGCGAATAATAAGGCGGGTGCATCGTCAGACGAATGTACATTTATTGAACCCATAACAAATAAATTATTCGGAGATAATGACAACAGCAATGCCAACATCGTTCGGAAATTGAAAGAATACAACATGCGTAGTATAGATAGTTATGCAAATCCTGATGTAGGAGAAGCTTACGCATTTGTTCTGGACCATGATTTCAATAACGGATTCCCTTTACCTGATATAGTGCCTTTTCATATTGCCTATGTTGTGTTCAAAGATGGAAATACGAATATAACACTCGAAGCAAATTCTGGTGCAAAATTGAAAAACCCAATGTTTGATATGTATGATACGAGAAAAGGTAGTGCGAATACATTTCATAAGATAACGAAGGATATATATACTGCTGGATACATAGAACGTAAATACGAATCAACCGAAAAGTATTATTTAACACAAACTGACTACAATAATCAATATATGAATAAATACACAACTATTGTTTTACATAAAAAATAAGGTCATCGGTTTCAGCAATATACATTTTGTACCTATGTTTTTTTACATCACGAATCTGGAAAACACGATTCGTCTTCCCTTTCTATGCTAATTGTTCAATACTGTAAAAGAGATAAACACAATACGTGTGTTATGATAATACTATCGCACCATGACTTCCAAAAAATACAAACCTAAACCCATAGTTTTTAACGTAGGTGCCAATGTCAAATATCTAATTATTGTTGAATCTCCTTCCAAATGTTCAAAAATAGAACATTACTTGGGATCCAAGTATAGTTGTATAGCATCCATTGGTCATTTTCGTCATATAAATGGCCTAAAATCGATTGATATGAATGGTTCCTATGAACCAACGTTCTCTATTCTCAGTGAAAAAAAGGCACACGTAGACGCAATGCGTGCAATTATCAGTAAATTCCCTCCAGATAACGTTATTATCGCATCAGACGATGACCGTGAAGGTGAGGCTATTGCGTGGCATATATGCGATGTATTTAAACTACCGATTGAAACTACCAAACGTATTGTGTTTCATGAAGTTACTAAGGATGCATTACAACGAGCAGTAGAACAACCTACTGTCATAAATATGCAATTGGTTAGAGCTCAACACGCAAGACAAGTCCTCGATATGCTCATGGGATACAAGATATCGCCCTATTTGTGGAAGTATCTTTATAATAACAAAGAGAATTCCTTGTCAGCCGGTCGCTGTCAAACACCTGCATTGCGATTGGTCTATGAAAACAGTATATTGGACAATCAGATAACACAGAAATATAAGGTATATGGTTATTTCCTAACACCCCCAAAGCGGTTCGATTTAACCGTTGAACTAAATGATTCGACGATTGTCCGAGATTTTATGGAGAAATCGAAGACATATGATCATAAACTAACTACTGGTTCTCCTCGTTCCGTTCAATCTCTCCCACCCAAACCACTCACTACATCACGATTATTACAAGTATCGAGTAATACATTGAGATTGTCTCCGAGAGAAACAATGGAGGTCTGTCAAAAACTCTATCAAAATGGGTATATAACCTACATGCGGACTGAATGTTCTCGCTATTCAAAAACATTTTTCGATTCAGCAGCACAATTTGTAAAAGATACATGGTCGTCCAAGTATCTAGGTGCAGAAGAAAATATTGTTAGTACTGATACCTCTAATCCACATGAAGCCATACGCGTCACCCAAATACGTGTACGATCATTGCCAGATTGTGAAGACAAGCGCATGTCTAGCATGTATAAACTAATATGGAAGAACACAATAGAGTCATGTATGGCGACTGCAACGTACGAAAATACAACAATACATATGTCTGCACCTACAAATCTCAAATATAAACATATTGTTGAGAACCCAACATTTGACGGATGGAAAATCGTCGAGAATCCATCAAATAAGCTAACCGATGTCCAATGTTCTCAAAGTGGTTTCCTATTTTATGTTAGGAATCTCGAATCGAATGATACACGTATCACTTATAGTAAGATATGTGGGGAGGTGATTGTCCATAGTCCACATAAATTATATTCAGAGGCTACCTTGATTCAAAAATTAGAAGAATTAGGTATCGGAAGGCCGTCTACCTTTGCAAGTATTGTTTCTACCATTCAAGATAGAGGTTATGTACAGCGAATGGATACACCAGGTCAGGACATAGAATGTCAGGATATAACATTAATCAAAGAAGATATTGATACGACTGTCTGCAATAAGACGTTTGGTAGTGAAAAACAAAAGCTAGTAATTCAACCCGTCGGTACAGTGGCCGTCGAATTTTTGATCCAACATTTCGAGAAATTATTTTCTTACACATACACCGAGAAGATGGAAGTAGAATTGGATAGAATTTCAAATGGTGAAATAACCAATTGGTCCAGTTTATGTACAACATGTGTCGATCAAATCAAAGAGTATGCAAAATCCATCGAAAATCTGCATAAACAAACATATGAAATCGCACCCGGATACGAATATATATTCGAAAAATATGGTCCGGCAATTAAGCATACAAATGACGACGGCTCGATTGAATACATACCGGCAAAAAAAAATATGAAAATGGATCTAGCAAAATTGCAATCAGGTGGGTATACACTTGATGAACTCATTGAAATCAATAGTAAACAAATTGGAGACTATAATGGAGAACCAGTTTATATAAAAAAAGGTCGCTATGGACTGTATATTGAATGTGGCGATTTACGCGAAAATGCAAAATCCATCGATAAACCACTAGAAGACGTTGATTATGAAGACATCAAGCATTTCTTAGAAGCGAATAAATCGAGCAAGACCGGACCAGAACCACTCAGAGTATTGAATCACTGTATGAATGTCATAAAAGGAAAGTTTGGTGCATATGTGTATTATAAAGAAGCCCACATGAAATCGCCACGTTTTTTGAATATAAAAAAATGTCCTCATGGATTTTTAAATTGCGAAGCGGATGTATTGATAAAATGGTTATGTGAAACATATCATATAACACTGAAAGAGTGAATCTGAAAATTTGTATCACTATAGTATACGAATTAAATAATGGACATAGCCGCTTCTGTAAAAGGCAGGATAGAAAATCCAGCCCAGTTAACAATGATAATAAGCATGGTCAATATAATCCTATTGTATCCATTTGTCAATTCGAATATTTATTTAGCCATTTTTTTCATTGTTGGTGGACTGAATCTCATGTATATAGGTTTGTTTATGAATCAGATGGAACTATCTGAATTTAGACCCGATATTAACGCAGCAGGCAATGGTCTAATGCAATATATCTCCTATATTCTTTTACATGAATATAATGATTGGAACAAAGAAAGTAGATTTGTACCACAATGGATGTACAAGTTGTATTTAGTGAGCAAAGCAATATTAAAATGGTTCATAATCTATCTAACTAGTTCGACATTATGGAACCCCATCGTAGATTTTTTCTCGTATACTCAAAATTATGTATGGATGTTTATCACTGGATTATTAATTAGCACTACCTATGGATCCACTGATAATTTGTTTGCAAAATCCAATGCACTTATTTCAATCCTATTATTTTCAATCGCATTAATTATAACTGCAATAAGTGCGAGTGATCTTTTCACCAAATATAGCGCAAAAAGTGATAAACCCCTAGAATTACCAAGAGAAGACAGAATAAATCACGATAATATGAAAAGTTCTGGGTTGATAGGATTGCTATTATGTTTTGGTATATTGTGGCTTTTCCAAAAAATGCCTTCGAATAATATAGTTAACAACACGATGTTATTATTGCCACTAAATACAATTTCTCCTGAAAAAACAAAGCCTTTCCGAAACATTATCACAATTGGATCATCGCCAATATTATATTATGCATTGAAAACACTTACTGGATCCATTCACCTTCATGGTCGAACAAAGCAATTGAATTTGTAATACATATATGAAATAATGACTTAACAATAATGCGTATAAAAAATACATTATTGTTCTCTATAACTGGTAAGGAATGAAGTTTTATGAATCATCATATGAGGATTATATAAATCGAGTAGAATCGTATACAATGCATCCCGAACTCACCGAATTATTTCATAATTTCCCTAACCATATTGATGAGTTTGAAAATATGATTGTATATGGACCCATTGGAGTTGGAAAATATTCTCAGGTTCTCTCCATGTTAAAGAAATACAGTCCGACAGGACTGAAATATGATAAGCGGATTGTATCTGGACAGGACCGGTTGGAATATCAATATAGAATTAGTGATATTCATTATGAAGTAGACATGTCCATGCTGGGATGTAATTCAAAAACGATATGGCATGATATTTTTTTCCAGATTGTAGATATAATTTCGGTAAAACAGAAAAAGGTAGGTATTATTGTATGTAAGAATTTTCATTGTATACATTCCGAACTATTGGACGTATTCTATAGTTATATGCAACAGTACAATCATTCCCAAACAAATATTCACGTAAAGTTTTGTTTGATAACAGAGAACATGAGTTTCATTCCATCCAATATAACAGATTCATCGCATATATTGAATATACGACGACCTTCGTCTGAAATATACAAGCATGTTGCTGATTTATATACTACATATTCCAACAAGGGTGCTGATCGGACATTAGGAAATTTCATGTCTCGTATCAGCGACGCAAATCAAATGAGATATTCACAATCGACAAAACCGTGTTCAATAATAAAAAACATAGAATCAACCGATATAACAAATATTAAGGAATTACGAGTATTTAATCTCATCCAAGATCCTCAAGAGAGATTGCCTTTGGATATATTCAATACAGTTTGTGATCAAATTATTCACGATACATATCATTTCCAAGAAACAGAATATACCGACTATAGAGATAGTCTCTATAATATGCTAACATACAATTTAGATGTATCCGAATGTATCTGGTATATCATAACGCATTTTATCGAAAAACAAATGTTAACAAGTGAAGATATAAGCGATATACTAGAAGAATCATATTCGTTTTTCAAGTTCTATAATAATAATTATCGCCCCATATACCATTTAGAGAGTATGATGTTTTATATCATAAAGAAACTAGGTATTATAGATGAATCGCCTTGATGCATATAAAATATTAGATATAAATCCTACCGATCCAGATATTCGGGACGTAATAAAACGTCAATATAGGATTCACGCATTAAAATATCATCCAGACAAAAACAAAGACCCAAGTGCCAATGATAAATTTGTTGAAATCAATGAAGCATATGAGTATTTAATGAAACATCATCGCAACTATTCTGCCAATGAATCAGACAATTTCTTCAATATCGATGAAGATATATTCACAAAGATAGACGAATGCATGCACACACAAGACAATTCTTATACTAATATATTATTGTCATTCATCAAATCGATCGTTCGTGGAGAAAGTCGTGAATCATTGTATTATACGATTCTTCAAAAGGTGTCCACAATGTGTGAATCCAATGCAATTGACATGTTGGAGAAATTAGACAAGCATATATTATTAAAAACATATGAGATTTTGAATAAATATCCAGATGCATTCCATTTCAAGCAAACCTTCTTAGACAAGATCAAAGGTATTATTTACAGAAAGAATGAATCATCCGAATGTATTATTTTGAATCCAACACTTGACGATTTGTACAATAACAATTTATATCGCTTTACATACAAAGATGAAAGTTATATAGTGCCATTATGGCATCATGAACTGGTTTATGATTATATGAATACAGACGTGTATATCAAATGTTATCCTATGCTACCCGATAACATAACAATTGATAGTAAGAACAACATTCGACTAACCGTTCAGTATAAAATTCAAGATTTATTAAACATGGATACCATTATTGTACAATGTCATAATAAGAAATTACCTATCGACGTGAGCACACTACGAATAACTGAACGACAAACGATCACCTTTGCGAAACAAGGTATAAGTCGTATAAACACGGAGAATATATACGAAATATCAAAGAAAAGCGATGTGTATATAACGGTAGTGTTGCAAAAGTAATTTGGTGCAAAAAATATATAATGATTTGAATGTATGAATTCAATATCAAATCATTATGTGCGGTATAGTTGGATATCTAGGCAACCGTCCCTATTTAGAATATATTATTGCAGGGTTAAGATTGCTACAAAATCGAGGATATGATTCGGTTGGTGTCTCCAGTATTGATTCGAATCATAAACTAGAGACAGTGAAACATGCATCTACTGATACTCATAATTCACTTACTATATTAGAATCCGAGTTAAATACAAAGCCATGCACGTCTAACATTGCAATTGGTCATACTCGATGGGCGACTCATGGAGGTAAAACTAAGTTGAATGCACATCCTCATACAGACAACAATGGGCGTATTTCGCTCGTCCATAATGGTATTATAGAGAACTATCAATTACTAAAACATGAACTGGTATCAGAAGGATATCATATATACACACAAACGGACACCGAGATTGTTGCTATCATGATTGGCAAATATTTAGACACAGGGTTTACAATGAAAGAATCGATCGAAAAAACTACTACTAAATTGACAGGAACATGGGCATTGGTTATTATCGATTCTACACAGCCGAATAAAATATGGGCAACTAGAAATGGATCCCCTTTACTAATTGGGATACAGGATAATATTGTTATGATTGTTAGTGAAGAAATAGCCTTTCAAAATTACATAAATCAATATATCATCTTAGAAAACAACGACATATTTGAAATTACCCATGATGGAAACGTCATAGAATCCAGTGAACACATTCAACGATATCCTGTCAAAGAAAATAAAAATGGAAACTCAATTATTGCTACTTCGCCGGGTGAGTACACACATTGGATGTTGAAAGAAATAATGGAACAACCGTCCAGTATTACTCGCGCAATAAATAATGGCGGTCGCATAGCAAGTAGTACAGAGGTTATGTTAGGAGGTCTGAATGCATGTAAGAAGAAATTACTTGACTGCAACCATTTAATAATATTGGGATGTGGCACTTCTCTACATGCTGGATTATGGGCGATTGACTTATTCAAAATGTTTGACATATTCGATACAGTAGGTTGTTATGATGGCGCGGATTTTGATACAAAGGATATTCCCAAAAAAGGAAAGGTCTGTATAATTATGTTAAGTCAATCTGGTGAAACAAAAGATCTGCATCGGTGTATTAAAATCGCAAAGGATTATGATCTAATCACAATCGGTGTTGTAAATGTGGTAGATTCGATGATTGCTCGAGAAACTGATTGTGGTATCTATATGAATGCAGGTAGGGAAGTTGCGGTTGCATCGACAAAATCTTTTACAAACCAATGTGTTATATTGTCAATGATTTCGATTTGGTTTTCCCAAAATCGTGGCACTGCTATACAAAAACGTCGTAATTTGATTGATGGTCTGCGAAATTTATCAATGCATGTTCAAACAGTTCTTGAACAAACAACGTATATTCGAGAACAAGTCGACAATAAATTCAAGCACAACAGTGTTTTTTTATTGGGTAAGGGTTGTGATGAAGCGATTGCAAAAGAAGGGGCACTCAAATTAAAAGAAATTACCTATTTGCATGCAGAGGGTTATTCGTCTTCGGCATTAAAACATGGACCATTTGCGCTCATTGAACCTGGTCTCCCTATCATTTTATTAGATACAAACCCAGATCATCGTAGCAAAATTATGAACGCATATCAAGAAGTGTCCGCGCGCAATGCACGTGTTATAATAATAACAGATTGCGAATTTAGTACAAATAATGAAGAAAATGTTGTTTTTAAAGTGAATCCAAATCGTTATTTTGCAGGATTAGTGGCGAACATATACATTCAATTGGCTAGTTATTACTATGCAATATCTAATGATATAAATCCGGACTATCCTAGAAACCTAGCCAAGGTTGTATCTGTAGAATAAGTATTTGAATACTATATCATCGACGTGAAAAAATAGAGAATATTTTTTTTATATATTCTCTATCAAAATTATTTATTTACTTTTACAATTACAACTGACTAGGCTATCTATATTTTTGTTTGTTTTTTATGCGACAACCTTCTTTCTGACAATCTTCTTCTTGGGCGCAGGAGTAGATTCATCAGGTGTATCCGGTTCTTGGACTGGAGGAGCCACTTTTTTAATAACTTTCTTCTTAGGAGCTGGTACTGATTCCTCAACTACTTCTTCTAGTTCCTCTTCCTCATCACTATCTTCCACTGTGGTGGAAATCGGAGTTGGTGAAGCAACTTCTTCATCTTCATCGGGTGCAATTGCCGCTGGTGAAGAATCCATAGTTTCAATGTCATCAGTGGACAATTGGATATGACACTTACCGAAGACGCTAACTACTTCTTGTGGCTTGACTACACATTGATTTACCTTCCATGTGATACCCCATCCCTTGCCTCCAAACCAGAGCCCGCCACATTGAAGAACGCATGCAACCTTGCTCTTCTTAGGCACAAAATCCATAGGAGTCATATTCTCATTGTCGCAAGGGAAGATAATATTTGAAGCAGTGTCGTAAATTTCAACTCCCCAGCGGTTGTTATAATTAGGGACTCTTGCGCGAATAGTAGGTGGTTTAGTTGTATCAATCTTTTTTGTCATTTTGTCTTTTGAGTATTTGAGGAAGGGGAAGAAATTATGTTTTACTACCTCACGAGAGAGGTCTTCGCCGAACCATGCGTCGCTATACTTGACTGCATCATCAAGAATTTGATTCTCAAATGCCTTGAGTTGCTCGAGGAAACGGTTTGTACTGTCTGTACGGTAATCATCATTGGGAAATACCAAAGACATACTAAACTTACCGTCTGATTCACCTGTCTTTTCGTCGACAAAATCAGAAATACCCCACGTCATCATAAGAGGAGTAGATATATGGAGACCGCGATTTGTTTGGGTACTGATAATGTTGATTGACTTGCCACCACGATCATTGATCTTGGGTTGCATATAACGAACATTGGTAGTATTCCAGTCATCGACGGAAAGAACAATAGGAGTTGCTGGCTTGGACATTTTAGAATATAAAATAAGTGCTTGTGCTTATACTACTATATAGTATATCTTCTCTAAATCAATTTTTTATATATATAACTGCATATGTGGATTGCAAAATATAATATTCACACCACTATACGTTATATTTTTGAAAACATGTTCTCAGGAGAAAGATATTAAATATTGTATTATTATTATTATATAATACAATAGAAATGGACGAGTATAAATGTAAACCAATACCCAATAGATGTAAATACAAGGTTCAAATTAATACAAATGAAATAACCTACGAATATAATGAGCAATATCCAAATACATTAGATAGTTTTCGTGTTCCACAATTAAAGTCAGCATGTCGAAAATATAAATTACCCATTTCGAGAACAAAGCCAGTTCTAATTGCACAATTAGAACGTTATTTTAAAAGTATTTTTGCAACCATAACAATACAACGATATTACCGTGGGCATATTGCATATGGATATTGTCGATCACGTGGACCCATTAACGGTGATTTTGTAAATGACACTGATTTCATAACGATGGAACCAATCGACGATATCCCTTGGTACTCTCGTTATAGTATCAAAGATAAAAAGGATGTTATTTACGTGTTTGATATTGTTTCACTCATTCAGTCATTGCAAATAACACCTGCACTATTAAACCCTTATACGAGAGAACCAATATGTTCAAATGAGATAACAAACATGGTTTATATTTATAACATAACCATACTATTATGTGATGAATTTAGGAAAACAAACACAATGTTTCACCGCAAACCTGCAATTCGACGATCCTCTGGATATCGTCCATCTCGGATTTATGACCGAATTGTTAATGATATTGTACAAAATGCTAACAGTGAATCTCCTGTGTCTAGCATAGCCAACTACACGCCTAGAGTGAGTCCGTCATCAATCCAAACCGATATTGACGCAAATCGATTACATAGTATAAATACAAATCGTCGTCGTCCGATATTGACTCGTATACACAATTTATTTGTTGAGTTGGATCGGCTTGGAAATTATACCCATTGCAATTGGTTTGTTAACTTATCGCATTATGACTATATACGATTGTATAGGGCATTGTATGGAATATGGAATTATCGGGCAGAATTATCGCTTGATCTTAAAATGAAAATTTGTCCATTTTACATGCCATTTGATGGTTTATTTTCAGCTCCTATTTATCAAAATAGCATAACTTACACTGAAATAAAACAGGCATGTCTCATTGTTATGGAAAATATGGTATATTCTGGCATAGAAGAAGAGCATCGTCAAATTGGAGGATTTCATGTACTTACTGGTCTAACATTGGTATCTAATGGAGCAAGAAATGCAATGCCGTGGTTATATGAGTCGATCATTGCATAATCGATAACAATATAATTCATTTAGTTCGTTTATACCATTGAAGATTTACACCCTTGAAGATTTAAAACCGCACATTTATAATTAAATATTATATATATATATTATAGATGGTAGTTAAAGTTAATGGTAAAATAGTTTATGGTTCGTGGAAAGATGGAAGTGATATATATAAAGACAAAAAAGGGTATTATACAATACAATGGAACCCAAAAACAGATATGGATTATAAAAGGTATTTATCAACATACAAAAAGTATTTATTTACATCGGGGGAACCTAAAGTAAATAAAACTAAAAAAAAAATAAAAACTAAAAAAAAACTAAAAACTAAAACCCGTAAATCATTTTGGAATATTCTTAATTTATAAAATATAGAAAATAATTTAGGAGGGTGCGGATTTAAATCTTCAGTGGTGTAAAACGCCGTTTTCACAACATAAAAAACTAATCAATAGTAGGAATTTCACCTACGATGGTCTAACTTTTTCCTCTTTAGTTTGATTATTTGAAGAGGTGAAAGACGAAATTTGAAAACACGCAGGGCATTCTTGCTGCTCTATCCAGCATTTTGTTAGGTTCATTATATTGATTGCTGAATTATCGTCTCTTGTCTTGAATACGGTTTGTTTGACTTGGAGTCTCGCGCATCCAGAACATACTAACAGACGAAACTGCTTATTTCCATCGCTATATCTGTAATAAGATAAATCATTATTACATTCACAGCATTTTTTACTTGTATTACATTCGTTTATAGTAATTGTATCATACTTCTTATGGATTTGTTTTCTCAATCCTTTATTGAGTGTAGGCATAAAATGTTTCATTTGGGTTTAATTGTCGAAATTATTTAGCAATCTCAATAAATATTTAGAATCATTATCTTTTGTCATTGATTATCGAGTGATAATAATTGTTAAAACATATATTGCTTTAAATAACTTAAAAGAGAGGCACTATAGTAGTATATAATACCGAGAATGGTTAGAGCATCCAAGTCCACTGAGAAACCCCCTGCAACAGCTGCCCCTAAGGCAACCAAGGCCCCTAAGGCAGCCAAAGTTGCTGCACCTGAGCCTGCACCAACAAATGAAATTGTCGCTGCACCAGTTGCAGAGGCAGTAGAACCTCCTTCCATCATTTTCAAGATGGCCGAATTCAGCGCCAATCTTCAACAAATGATTGGTCTCTTCTCCACCGTTAAAAAGAACTTCCAAACTCTCGAAAAGGCTGTTGCCAAGGAGATGAAGGCTGCTGCCAAGGCTTCTAGCAAGAAACGCCGTAGCAATGTTAACCGTAAGCCATCTGGATTTGTCAAGCCTGCTGTTATTAGCGACGAGCTTGCTGCTTTCCTCGGAAAGGATCGTGGTAGTGAAATGGCCCGTACTGAAGTTAGCAAGGAGATCAATGCTTATATTCAAACACATAGTCTTCAAAACAAGCAAAATGGCCGTATCATCCACCCTGATGCCAAGCTCACTAAGCTTCTTAAAGTTGAGAAGGACGATGAACTCACCTACTTTAATCTTCAGAGATACATGAAACACCATTTCCAAAAGGCTACTCCTGCCGTTTAAATTCATAAATATACCAATAAACAGTATAAAATGGTAAAATAATAAACAGTATAAAATGGTAAAATAATAAACAGTATAAAATGGTAAAATAATAAACAGTATAAAATGGTAAAATAATAAAATTTCATCTGTATATAAAACGCTCATTCATTTTAGACAGCCCAGATCAACTGAGTATATTATAAAAATAATTACATAAAAAGAACACTATGTAATTATATAATTCAAATACTTATATTGAAAACACCAATGACATCCAAAATCGACAATGCATTAATACATCAAGATGAATATGTAAAAAACATTCATGAATATAATAAAACACACAAGCCGCACGTATGTATTTTGGCACCCTGTTTCGGTAGTATGTGTTTTGTAAACTTTGTGTTATGTCTCATACAGACAAAGGATTTGTTTCAACATTTTGGAATTGATCTAACGATTGAATTTTGTAAAGGAGATAGTTTAATATCGCGCGCACGTAATAATCTGATTGCGAAGGCAATGAATAATCCCAATATAACCCATATTATGTTTATTGACAATGATATAACATGGAATCCATTTGATATCATCAATCTTCTTTTGAGTCAGAAAGAAGTTATTGGTGGTATTTATCCATTAAAGAATTACAATTGGGAACGTCTTTTGCCAAATGAAAAAAATATCAATCCTATTCATACGCTTCTAGATAAGAAAAATCGCTCTCAATTACAATCAAATATAACTGATCAAGATTGTATACAAAACAGCCTATTGAAATACAATGTGAATTATTTATCGAGAGAAGTACACATTGAACAAAATCTGACTCAAGTGAAACATATTGCTACTGGATTTATGATGATCCAACGACATGTCATCGAAACCATGTCTGCAAAATACAAAGAAACCAAATATACAGACGACGTGCATTTTTTAAATACAGAAGAAAATAGATTTGCCTATGCACTATTCGATTGTGGTGTAGAAGATGATCATTATTTATCGGAAGATTGGATGTTTTGTAATCGATGGACCCGACTGGGCGGATCAATATGGGTAGATGTGAGTATTAACCTATCACATACTGGATACGAGGATTATAAAGGTAATTTTATGTCGTCATTGATAACATGAAATACCGGCGAATATAAATCCCTCTTTTGTAAGCAATGAGGTGAGATTGTGAATATCCATAACAGATTTGGAAATGTTCATTTTATCGATGTCTGGCACTGCGTTGTATATGGCGTCTGATTCGAACATCGCGTATATATGGTTCAATTCTTGCACATCGTATATATATTGTGCATTGGTGGATAACCATGTATAAAAGTGTACGTCTTGGGTCGAATTGTTCGATTGGATATATTGTTGATATAAATGATAGACCGTTTCTATTGATATGAATGTATCAATATTTGTAGTATAATCTGTTCCTGACAAGATCATTAATTCACGAAATTGTTTCTCGTTGAGGTTCAAATCATTCAAGATAGAATCGGTATCATAATGTAGTATAGTCTTATTTAACAAACTTAAATTCCGCAATACACGTGGACACCCATAGAGAAACATGTCCATATCATCACTTAAACAAGCATATGCTTTTCCAGTTCTAACCAAATGGGCACATACTTGATCTGCTTCCCCGGGTGCATTATAATACGAAACTCCGTATGCATTCATTAAGTCGCGGACCATAGATATATCCGATTCTCGAATACGTACAAACTGTTGTCGTAATTGATCCATTTCAAATGACAAATTCTTTTGATCAGATTTCAGTGGATTCGACGTGAGCAATTCATGCAGTGTGTTATATTGATGCTCAGCAGCAGTTTTTGCAAGTCGCCGCCTTTTTAATAGCTCGTATTTCTCAGGCGGCGGCTTACCGTCGAAAATAAAGATAGGCGTTATGTTATAAGACAACAAAATCGAAATGAGAAGATACATATTCTCCATTAGTGCATTTTCACTCATGAATCGATACAAATAAATGCTTGTATCGACTGCTATTGTTTTACCCGAAATTGTTTGTAAATCGACTTTTTGTATTGTTTGTGGTTTGCATTTCTTTCGCAGAAAGCCATTTAGTTGTTTTACTCCCATGTAATTTTATTGGTTTGTGGTATCCGAATAGATATGTTCATTATGTCAATTTTTTACTCAGTATAGTGTATAGCTACAATCACATTATGATTGCAAATCATAATTTATTGTCCATTTTAGATACACATATTGGTTCTTATTGTAATATCAATCCTATCGTTTTCTCTAAAAAAAGCAAACAATTATTATACATATTGCTATCTAAAATTGGCATTGCGCATCATAAATGGAACCAATCCAAAAAATCCATTTTTAATCATATAGACAGTAATGATTATGTCGCCGAAAAGGATGACATTGCATATTTCCCAAAAACAATACGAACCGAACTGACAAAAGACAATTATCGAGAACATACATTCCATTTCCGTATACATAAACGCGACGTATCTGTGATTATTGTATCCTATGAAACGTCAATTGAGACAATTCAAGATATAGTATGTAAGATATATACATGGTTAACTGTTGCTTCCGAATATGCAGACAATGAATGCTCGAATATACTCACGGTTAGAATCTATCTTACAAAACATCTAAAACAGATCCCTATATCCAAAGAAATAGAAATAGATAGAGAACATGTAAATTCAGCGTACACATATGCATGTAGAAAAACAAATACGATTCATGTTTATCGATCAGAAGAATGGTTCAAAGTATTTATTCACGAAACATTTCATGCATTTGGTCTTGATTTTGCAAAACAAAACAATGATAATGTAGAAGAGTTTATGCGCAATATGTTTAATACAAACGATTCAATCCGTTGTTATGAAGCGTATTGTGAGATATGGGCTACCTTAATAAATTCATTATTCATAAGCTATATTAATACGCCCTTTGAGAACAACATTGTAAAATGGACAAAAAATGTCATGAAAATGACGGTCGAAATGCTTGAATATGAACGCATGTTCTCAATATATCAATGTTATAAAATTCTCGACCATAAACGTATTTCCTATGGAAATTTATTTCAAGAACACATGCAAGATGTGCCTATATCTAGTCATAAATACACGGAACGGACTCATGTTCTCTCTTACCATTTTATAAAGTGTTCGTTAATATGGAATATGGAATTGTTTGTTTGTTGGTGTGCCGACATGAACGAGTACTCGATTCGATTCAATGATAAAGAGTATGAACGTGTATCTGTCGATTTTTGCAAACAGATTTCTAAATATTTGCGCGACCCATTATTTGTTCATTGTTTGCAAGGTTCTGCAGATAGAGTAAGTGAAATAAAAAATGCGCTACCTGAATTGGCTGCAACATTGCGTATGACATTGTACGGATAAAAAAGGCTTTCGCCCAATTTATTTTTTATTTCATTATGATTGTATATTATTTATTCAACACTTGAGGTCTTCCATGGTAAGTACAGTAGTGTTTGATCGAATCAATGGAACCGGATATATTGTGGTGTCCATCTCAGATACATATTTATCATCATCTGGATAGCAGATTGATAAAGCCATCATCTTTGATTTCATATCTTCCAATTCTCGTTCTAATTCGGCAATGCGATTATTTTTAGACACGATAGTTGCTTCTAATGTACGGTTTTCAGCATGTAATTGTTGAGGATTGCGTTCATCACCACGATCTTCCACTGGTTTGTGATTAATCTTGAAATCGATATATGCACGTCGATTAGTCATCGTAAATCCACAATGATAAGGAGTAGGTCCGTATTCAGATTGACAATGGTATCCATCGCTTCTGTAAATGCGCTCGGACTTAAGTGTTTCGCGCAATTTGCGTGAAATGTCATTGTCATACCAATAATCAAAGTGTACAAAGGCAGCTTTCACTGGCACTGGATCACTGTCAATATTACGATCAATAAAATCGATACGTCTGACCTTACCGATACACATGTTTTTTTCGATAAAGTAGCTCAAATGCTTGGGTTTAAAGCGATGTCTCTCTCCATTGGGTCCAGATAAACACAGATTGTTAGGGATAACTGGTATATACAAGCTATTCCATTCATCGTGCTCCAATTTCAACTCATCTAAATCGGATGGCTGGATATGACAAGGAAATAGTTCATTGCATTCTTCAAAATAAGTGGATGCAATCATATTGTTGATAGGGTAATTAAATTCAAACGATAGTTTGGTAGGGTTGGTTATCACATATACATTATGATAAAAAGTAATCAATTTTTTATCATATATGCTATCATGAGAACATAATATTATCATTTTAGCGGATATCCTTACGAATCTTCATTAACATTATATCTACACTGGGTTCTCGTCCTCGTTGAAACTGTATCAACTTTGCATCATGAGTCTCCATCAATGCCTGTTTCAAATCCTGATTCTGTGTAAATTTGGCCAATATTGCCGTATTCCTTTCTTGTTCTCCCCGATTGTTATTACTTATCTCGTAAAAATCCGGATCGATGTTCACATTGGATGGCCGCAATTGCTTCGTCTTATACTTGCCAGTTTTACTCGCTGCCCCAATTGCCTTTTCAACATCCATAGCAATCTCATTTCCACTATCTAGTGAAAATTTCAAATAAAAATCTGGAAATCCTTTTTTGTATTGGGAAGCCAAATAATAATGCTTCACACTATTCCAACGATGTCCATCTACAGATATAGGTGCGGTCCAATTGTCGTCCAGTATTCGTCGCCAGTCCCGTATTTTATTCAGGGTTTTGTACTCAATACGTTTTTCATCAGGTATGCGTTCACCGGATCCACGACCTGGACCAGGTTTACTATGTGATTTGGCATGAAACATAAAAACTGTATCTCTATCATACAGATCATGGAGCAATTCATCCTCTTCGTTTTCAAATGGATCACCTATAGTTGAATCTAGTCCAATCTTATTTTTATATCCACGGAAGTCCTTTAATAAATAATAGCCCCCTGAGTTTTGTTCCAAACATTTATTAATGATAAGAGAGCGAATGTCATATGGGATCTCTCTGAATTTATATAATAACTTTTTCTTATAGGAAACCAATTTATAATTCATCCCTGAATAGCCCAATATAATGTAATAGTCAGGAACGAATTCGCGCATATCATCTCGCTGCGATTTATGTATATATCCACAATCCATAACTGCGTCATTATCACCTTGATCGTATGCATCTTCTGACAAGAGAATCAGTTTTACATTCAATTCTTTTTCTAAAATATCGATCATCCATTTACCAGTGGGACATATGCTTGTTTGTAAATATTCGCGGTATTTATTAATCCCATCGATTGTTGACATATGTTCATACTCACCGAGTAAGGAACCAGTGTCTTTCTTTTCCTTAGCCAATTTTTTGTATCGCACCATCAGTTCATTCGCTTCATCGAGAATACGTTCACTGTCTACTTTACTTGCAGCATTTTCATTGCGCTTCTTCAATACAGCTATCATTTTTTGAATCGACTTCATTTCTTTTTCATTCGTGAGAATCTCGGAATGAAAGGCATCAAACATAGACCGGTGTTTTTGGTAAAGATCCTCGTCCACTCGCTTTGCCACTAATTCTCTTAATTTCGAAACCGTGGTTATATGCCCTATTTCACCGAAAGCATCACGAATCGACGCAAACAAACTATCGCATCCAGAACCGCTATTTTTAATATCATAATAATTATTTCTTGTTATTTTTTCGATCCATTTTGTATTTCCCGTCTCTATATAATCCACTTTTAATGAGTCTGATACAGTTTCTGTTTCTTCTTCTAATAGGGCTGGACGAACATGATCTGACTGGATTTCAAATATATCTCCTACTTTCTCTGTACTAAGTTTCATATTGGGGGTTGGATGTGTCGTAATCCGAGTGAGTGTTTTATCGTCCTCTACAATATCATCCAGTACTTCTACATCCAATTCAATCGGTTCATTCATAGTTGGTTTGACCAGTTCCTTTTTTTTATCACTACTTTTCTTCATGAATTTATAAATGGTTTGTTTTTTCACAAACAGCAGAATATAACCTTTGTTCAAATCCATACTTCCGTCATCTTGGGCTATGTTCAATAGTTGTTGATCTGCTACTTCAAATACACCAATGCGCGAAACAGGTTCGTCCGAAACAATCAAATAGATCGAAAAATACACGATTCCTCTACTCGAGTGAGTGAATTTCTCCTTTCCTAAAGCAATTTCCAATGTCAATTCGTCAAACTGATAATCGTAGATAGTGGTAGAGTAGTCCAAGTCATCTTGATCAAGCCCTCTATTTTCATTATAATGAACATGATCTGGTGATAATATTGAACGTACCATGTTTACACTCTAGAATATAGTATACATTATTATTATATTACTTTATTCGCAATATAATAATCAAATCCGCGAAATATCGTCTACGTATTTTTCGTTATTGTATCACATAAATCCATGAACTTGAATTTGGCGCGACTCGTGAGCCCCGGGTTTTCAGATACCTTGCATGTTGTATAAAATGCGATTTCTTCATAGACGGAAGACCATTCGTCTGTTTTAACCAACGTTTTAATTGCAGCTGTAATAATAACCGACAAATTCTCAATCAACTCATTATTTATATTCACTTGGCCCTTTTCTGACCGCCCAACCTTTATTTTATTCAAAACTGCTTGTAGAATCGTATATAACTTTGTTATATGCACCGTGCCATTCAATACTAAATGAGTTATAAACGCGATAAATGCACGGCGATGATCATTCTCTTTGTTTACCTTACAGAACATATCGTAGTCTTCGTCTGCGTCTACATAGCGAATTGCATCCACACTATCCAAATAACTATCTATTATCATTTCATCTGAAATCTCCAAGAACGTATACGTAGTAATAAGTTCGTTGTATATTCTGGCGTATAATTCAGCATAAAATGCGTTATTCTTAGCCACGTCTAAAATACATGACGTTATCCGTTCATTCTGTTCATCTGTTGCTTGTGCATCGCATTCGTTCTGACAAATTTCGTCAATCTGTTCAAATATAGAATCTCGCATGGTATCATAATTCTTAGCCGACAATTTATTTAAGTACGTGCGAATCTCGCTAATTTTTTTATCAAGACCTTCATATTGAATCAAGGTTGTGGTTTTAAAGGGTTCGGTTCTTTTCCAATCCGTTCTATTACGAACTCGCTTATTTGTGGGTCGATTATTTGACACAACCGTTGTCGCTACAGTCGATACACCTAATTCCGAGGTTAGTTTTGCAATCGTCTGCAAAACCAATTCTGGTAGGCAATATGTATTCTCTTGTAGAATTGTTTCATTATAATAGTTTAAATCGTAGATTGTCATGGCTCCTATATAGACACTGATATGTTTATATATATTTTCATTGATAATAATTTAACAAGCCAGTTGCGTTTACATGTATTATAATTTGTATCGAGTATTCTATAATGAACTTGCCCATCGAGGTTGTATCGGATAGCGACTCCAACCAGACAGATGCGTTATCTGCTATTCAAACTACATTCCGCTTGCCGATAACCTATTTAGAGAAATCTGCTCTACATCCACTGAGTTCTATTGTGTCAGATGATCTTGAATTACTGCGGCCACAGGACGTGTCTCATGAAAACAATACAATCTATAACCATCTTTTTATGCCAGAACATGAATATGCGCGCAATATCATTCCACAATGGAACCAGCAATATACAACAAACACGGATTTCCTAAATGACACAAAAAAGGTAATTTCTTCGATGGCCGAATACAAGAACGCAATGTCGAAACAGTCTTATTGTATCGATTGCGACAAAATCAATCATATTTGGAAAAATGTAAGAGAAGATCCCTATTTTATGGAAAAATACAATTATATTGACTGGAATATGCTTACTCATTTAAATGAGTCGTCGCAATTCCTACAATGCATGTCGTTTGTACAGGTGCTATCTCCCGTTATGAGTTTTTTACTCCCGATTTTGTTTTTAATTTTCCCTTTTATTTTATTAAAACTACAAGGCACTGCAATGAGCGCAGAGACATATGTGAGTACACTAAAGCAGATTGCCAAAAACCATTTCATTGGAAAAGCTCTGGTTGGCATAACATCAATGTCGTGGGACAAGCTCTTTTATATTGTCTTTCTTTTTGCCATGTATGGGTTTCAGATTTACCAGAACGTCTCCATTTGTAAAAGGTTCTATGCAAATGTCATCCAAGTAAATCAGAACTTATTAGATCTCAAAGAATATGTCGACTATTCATTACATAGTATTTCGTCCTTTTCTGCCATTGTCAATGTAAACATATCCACCTATGGTAGTTTTTGTGATGATATGCAAGAATGTTATGCATCACTAAAATTATTGCAAAGTGAACTCGCTTCGATCTATCCGTTTGAATTCAATGTATCGAAATTTGGAGAGATTGGATACATGATGAAATGTTATTACCAACTTCATACAAATCCAGTCTATGCGTCTTGTTTACAATACTCTGTCGGATTCGAAGGATATATGAATAATTTACTAGGTGTCCATCAAAATATCACTGCCGGAACTATTGCATTTGCTACTTTTGATGGGGAAAATAATTGCACATTCAAAGACCAATATTACCCAGTTATGCATAACGATAAGCCGGTTCGAAATACTTGTGATTTTAAGAAGAATATCATCATATCTGCACCAAATAAATCGGGGAAAACCACTATATTGAAAACAACTGCGATTAATATCATTTTCTCACAGCAAGTTGGATGTGGATTTTACACATCGGCGACACTTACACCTTATAGTCATATCCATTCTTATATTAATATTCCCGATACTTCAGGTAGAGACAGTCTATTCCAAGCAGAATCACGCAGATGCAAAGATATTATTGATTGCATTGATAGTCATCAGAATACTCATAACCGTCATTTTTGTATATTTGACGAATTATATTCAGGAACAAACCCGGTCGAAGCATCCAAGGCCGGATATGCATTCTTACAATATTTACAACAATATAGCAATGTAAATTACATACTCACTACACATTATTTGTCTATCTGCAAAAAATACAAGAATTCGAAATCCGTGCAAAACTATAAAATGGATGTTATTGTTGAGTCGGACGGACGGTTCCAATACACATACAAAATGAAAAAAGGTATGTCCAAGATCAAAGGGGGAGTTCGTGTCCTTAAGGATATGAATTATCCAACAAAAATCATAGATGTGATTGAGAACCAATAATACGACCATTGTACTTACGCTTGTATTTCTGTACTTATAATCACTGCATATATCGTATAGGAATATTTATTTAGCACATTATTTTATATCTACACTATAATAATGTCCGTCTCACAAATCGCGTTTACATCTGCTCAGGTACAAGAAATTGTATCACATGTCAACAAATATAGGACATTACATCAATCACCTCCCATGACATGGGACGACGGTGCAGCCAACTTTGCGCAAAACTGGTCCTTTTATCTCATATCAAAGAATCTATTTCAACATAGCAATTCAAAATTATACGGGGAGAATCTTGCCTATTTTCAGGGTTATGATGCTAGTCCCGTGGAACTTGTCAAAAAAAGTATTGACATGTGGTACAATGAAGTATCTATGTATAATTTTAACACCCCTGGATATACGAGTGGAACTGGTCATTTCACTGCACTTGTTTGGAAAAACAGCACGAAGTTTGGAATGGGAGCATCTATTAATAAAACCACTCGGGAAATCGATATTGTTATGAATACTATGCCACCTGGAAATGTATCTGGACAATATGTAGAAAATGTTTTGCCGGCTCAGGCAGAAGCGGAACCTAGTCCCGAACCGATTCCTCTACCTGTACCGATTCCTCTACCTGTACCTGTACCTGTACCCGAACCGATTCCTCTACCTGTACCCGAACCGATTCCTCTACCTGAACCTGAACCTGTACCCGAACCGATTCCTCTACCTGACCCTGAACCTGAACCTGAACCTGAACCTGAACCTGAACCTGAATCGGAATCCGATTCGGATGACAATTATTATATTTTAAAAAATCAAATAGTTAACGATATACACGCCGCTATACTCGCTATACAAAATCGACAACCCAAATACACTATTATTAATCATATTATCAATATCATAAATAATATAAATTCAATACCTTCCGAATACCTTCCGAATAAAAATACCATAATAAATATACTCCACAACATTTCTAGAGCAATGCGTTATAGATATTCAAAATATATTGTTATCCGAATCCTCTCCTCAATTGCAAACGACATTAAGAACTCCGTTTTTTTGTAAATATCATGATGCGCTCATCTGTATCACGATGAGTAGATACGTGAACATTCTTATTGTGCATTGGTTGAGTCGAATTCAATATAAAATATTTCTTTGTTATGCGATTCATATCCTCTAACAAATTATATTGTTCACTTCCTGATGGGGCACCATACCCAGATAATATATAACATAACTTCCCTCCCATCTCTAATACGTAGGATGATAACTTGATCGTCTGCTCCCAATATTTATCAAGCCATTCGCTGTAATCTTTATATCGAGACGTGCTTTGATTCTCACTATCATACAATTCCAATTTATAGTAGGGAGGACTGAAAAACACTAGGTCGAAATGTTCCTTATATTTTTTTAAAAACCTAGGGTCTACGAACAAATCCTCTGATGGACGACAATATATATCTATGATAGGTTTCCTCGAATACAACTTGGCTAAACCACGGGTTTTCTCGCACACACTCGGTATCACATCTGTGCCCACGTACTCTTCTACCTCTGGGCATTCCAAAAATCCATAGCAATAGGATGACCATCCCAATGTTGGTGTAAATACTCGCGTGCCACGCAAGACGGTCTTGTTCAACGAATATACCAAATATGGATTCATAATCGATGCCCTAAAATAATAAGAAGAGAACACGCTCCCTATACGACCATTGTTGATATAAAACCGAGCACTCGGCGTGAGTAATTTATAATCAATGATCATATTGTTGTATAAATCATCAAGGACGTCTAAAAACGTCGGCACGTTCTCGATACCTGATTTGGTATTTTGTAAAATGTCTTTCATATGCATATTACGAATCAGATTTTTGTACACAATGTTCTTGTTATTACTCATCTCGCGGTTTTTCATAGGGATAATGTCTCCGTGTATACGCAATTTGTCCATATGTATTTGCAGGGACAAATCATAAAAACGGGTTAGGTAGGCATCGCGGTCAAGTATATGCGAATAAAGAGCCTCAATATCGTTAGGGGGTATGGATTTCTTTTTCATATATTCACCCAACGAGTGTATTTTATTACCTACACGTACTTGTGCAGTACGGACAAATCGAGTCAATGTCGACATACTTTTCAAATCGCGTCTAAACATGCATTTCAATTCAGACAAGGTTATTATGTCCATCGCAATCCTTCTACTATACAATTAGACTTTTTTGTAGATACCATAATATGAACAGTCAATGAGTTCCCATTGTCGCCGGATCCCACAATGAAAGAAATGGCAATTTGAAAGAGTGGATTTTGGAGTATTGGACAATTATTTGGACAATTATAATTGTCCATTTTTGAAGAGCATCCCCGAGAATATTATTGAAAAATCATGAAAAACCAGTTTAAAGCATAATGCAGCAAAATGTGAAAAAACGAAAACAGTTTGGCTGCACACTTTTTTAAAGCATATTTGAGGAAAAGGGTTTAGGCGACTTTTGTGTAAGTATTATATACTTACAATTGACTTACACAAACTCGCCGAAATTATATGGTGAAATATTATTGTGAATATTGCCTATATGAATGCAGCAAACAAAGTGATATGAACAAACATTTACTCACTGCAAAACACAAAACGGCGAGAAATACTTACATAACTCGCGGGGAACAAATATTGTCGTGTGAATGCGGAAAAATATACAAACATCGGCAAAGCCTGTATAATCACAAAAAACGATGCACGGTACATATACCAAACGATACGAATATTGCAGTTGACAATTTTCAAGACACCAGTAAAACCGATTTGTCGAGTATGGTACATACTCTAATTAAGGAGAATCAAGAGTTCAAACAGCTCATGGTTGACCAGTCAAAACAGATCATGGAGCTGTCGATTTTACCTAGGACGATAACCAATAACAACACTACCAATAACAACAATCAGAAGTTCAATCTCAATTTCTTTTTGAATACTACATGCAAAGACGCAATGAACATGTCTGACTTTATTCGCAACATGGAGGTACAAATGTCCGAATTAGAAAACATTGGTCATCGAGGCTATATTGCTGGCATGACCGACTTGATCCTGAACAAGTTGAAGGGACTCGATGTATCGAAACGTCCTATGCATTGCACTGATTTGAAGAGGGAGACCATGTATATCAAAGACCAGGATCGATGGGATAAGGACAATGCAGACAAAGGACAGTTGCGTAGGGCGATCTCCCTGGTAGCCAAAAAAAACTACGGCAAGACATTAGAATGGAGAGAACTGAATCCAGAATGTCTTGAGATCGGCAGTGAAAAATACGATTTTTGTTTCAATATGATGAGGAATGTATTGGGGGATTTTGAAGAAGAACAGATCAAATTGGATAACAAGGTTATTAAGAACCTGGCCAAGGAGGTTATCGTAGGAAGAGATACGTTGAGCATTGCATAACATAGCAAATTCATCGCTTGTCTAAAATTTAACCAACCAACATTTTATTCTAGGAAACCTCCCGACATTCGCTTCTATTTTTTCTTTTGTTTCAAGATAGTCTTTATCTAATCCTTTCAAATACCATTTCCCGTTTCCATTTTTGGTTATAACATTACACTTATACTCGATCGCATTGTCGATCATTTCCCCGAATGTCGTATTCTTATCATAACCATACCATTCGATATTATTTCCCCGAATATACACATCGCAATCGGTATACATTTGAATTGTGGTTGCCATTTTACTACTAATTTGTTGATGTAAGAAGATACAGAAACAAATGAGATCAATTTTTTAGAATATACAGATCAAACTACATAAATGAATGACGCTATTATGGAATAGATGTTTTTGATTACATATTTATTTGCACTGTTTGAACGTATATTGTTCGATGGACATGATGAAGATTACAATATAGACAACCGAGAATCTGACGAAGACTGCAATGATGAGGACATCGAATCTTATGCACAATGATCCAGAATATTCCGATTGCGCGCAGACAGGTTGTGGTTTGTTAGCATTCGTTAGTAAAAATGAAGGTGTGTATATATTTTCATTTTTATTAGAGTTAGTAGTTGATTTATCAAATCACTCTGTATCAATGGTGCGAAGAGTATTGCGTAGTTCACGGAGTTTATCATGGTTCTCCTGCATCGTTTTGATCAAGTACGGGATCATGTCTGTCGTGTTCACACCCAAGTAATCGTCTCCATCAGGATGATC